AATGGCCCGGTCTTTACACCACTTTTCGGTTACCTGAGATAGCCATTGAAAATCAACCGGTTCATAATCAAGAGAAGAAATAATCGAAATACAATCCTTAAAAGAATTCTCTGTTAGATCGGTTCTGTTTTCAACCTCAATTTCCAGGGCCTCTTTAGTTGGAAGTTTATTATAAGAAGAAAAGAAGTCCTGGATCTCTTCAAAGACGATCTTTTGAGAATAGTCCTGAAAATAATCAGATTTTAAATACGGAAGTATTTTCCTTATGTATTCGTCATTGTAAATTAAGTTTTTTAAAATCAGAAGCTCAACTTTATCCATTCACTTATAATGTAGATAACAATTCAAAACATATTTGTCACAATTTATAGGTATTTCCTCTTTATATGGAAAAGGCCATAAAGGAGGAAATACCAAAAGAGACCCCTGTGTGGGAGAAACCCTGAAGTCAGAGAAGGCAGTTTCCCCGCCTTGTTCTACCGTATTAAGGAAGAACTTAAAGGCGAGAAACCTTCTTGCTGATTCATAATCCTGGACCTCAACATGAGGTGCCACATAATCTTCATTAATTCTAAATTTTTGAATATGGAATTTCTCAAAGTTATGCTGTTCAGGAAAACACCGATCATCAATAAACTCATAATATTGTTTTTTGTATTCAAAAACTTTTGAAATAATGTGATTATGGACGTTGTTTATTTCTTCAGAGTTTTTACTAGCATCAGTTAAATTTAATTGTAACTGCTGACTAGACTCAAGAACATTAATTAAGAAATCACAAACACTAGGATCCAGGGTCTCATCATAAACCTGAATTAAATCATTCAGTTTCGTCATCTTCTACTATTTCTTCATTTAGAGCGGATCCATACTTAAATTTTTTCTGGGCGTATTCGTCTAGTTTTTCAAGAAGTTCAGGAGTAAAGTATTCTTCTGGGTTAGCATAAATGACGTTTTTACCAATCTTTTTACCGTTGATCTCATAACGGTTGCCGACCCTAGGAATTATACCAGATTCCTCACCGAGTTCCACTAGGTTATAGTACTTATCGAGCCCTCGCTCATCATAATACAAGCGTACTTCTACTTCTTGATTTTCTTTACTAAGACGAGACTTAAATGTTTTGGCCTTAATAATGTTACCAACAACTTCCGAACCTTCTTTTTCCTTTGACTTAGAAAGCTCAATAATAGTTGATGCAGAATAAAGCATTCCTGAGCCTCCACTTTGAACTTGTGTTGGACCATACCCCCCAACATTAGCATAAACGTGATTCGTAACAATCATCGGAATATTAGCCTTGGCTAGTTTCAAAGTGAGCATTCTAAATGCGGCCTTAATGAGGCCAGCTTTTGTCATGTCTTTTTTATCGTTTTCATTTAAGGTATCACTAATTTCTTTATTAGTAGAAAGCATACCCAAAGAATCAAGGACAAACATACAGGGTTTCCTATTTTCTTCGGCAGATTTCATATAAAGATCAACTGCTTTCAATGCCTTTGTCCTAAATTCTTCTATGGTTACAACATTAAGAACTACAACCCTAGAAAGATCAATCCCTCTAGTTTCAAGCATTTTTTTAGTAACTGCTGCTTCTGTATCAAAATAAAGACAATATCCTTCTGGGTTGAGGTCCAAAAAGTTCTTTACCACTGCTAAAGAGAAAAATGTATTATGATGATACAATCCAGATTCTTTATTTGTTATGTACCAATGAGGTGAATCAATTGAAATATCATATACATTTTCAAACCCGATGGGTGTTTTTTCAACAATAGTTTTTTTACCATATGTTGAAGTAACTTCCATTGCATCTACTGCACGCACTTCCACACCAGTGTGGTAATCGCAAAATAAATGATTCACTGAACACTCAAACTTATCCCCGTCATCAAAATCGACGCGAATAACTTCATTATTATGTTTAGTTACAACATCATTAATTTTAGTAAATCCTGTAGGAGTTTTGACGAAAATTTCGTCCGTTACCTCATAAGGAATTTCATGTTCACCCTTGCCATATAAATCATAAAGCTGTTTATACGTTAATTCAAATTCGATCATTTGTAAATCTCCATCTTGTTTTATTTGTTTAGAAAATTTTCTATTAAGCTATACGCATCCTTTAAATTATTATCAGTATATTCAAAACATTCAGTAGTTTTTATAACCTGAGGTTTGTAAGAATTTTTAAATTTTGCGTGAAATTCATTTTCAAGTTTAATCGCTAATTTAGAATCTAATTCTTTAAACACAATTACATTATAATTTAAAGATACTTTCCATCTTTTAGCTATGTTTGTTTGTTTTGTTAATCCGTACTTAACAATAGTAGTATTATTTTTATCAATTAAACTTATTAAGTAAAAATTTAAAGTAGGTATATTTTCTATTGTTTTTTGAGTGTAATACCCAACATGACAATTTAATTTTCGTTTTTCATTAATTTCATCTAAATCATTTTCGCCATTATAAAAAGAATCATACCACTTTTCATTTCTAAGTTTCCATCTTTTTAAACCCTCTTCTTCTCCATATTTGTTAATGTAAAAATCCAATCCTCTTGATTGACTTTTTGAGACCATTAATTTCGCCTCTTCTTCACTATAACCCTGTTTAATCCAATATTCTGGCCTTCGTACAGAAGATTCAATAAAAGTATTTGGATTTTTCTCTAATCGTTTTTTACTCGATAAAGATCCATTTTTTCTCTGGATTTCACAATATTCTTCATATTTAATTTTTCCGAGTTCATCTCCATATTTGTCAATCCAATAATTTATTGTATTAAAGTATTTAAAAAATTCTTTTATTTTTTCTTTTTGTTCAGGAGTCTTTTTAATACCTTTATTTTTCTTTGCATAAGATGTTTGCAATTCACTCACTTTTTTAATGGCTTCTTCGTAAGAATATCCACGTTTCATCCAATATTCAGGGCAACGTGTGGTAGAACATCTTCTTTCATACATGGCCTTTTCATTAGCAACCTCTTCACTGAATCCTTGATTAATCCAGTAAGTTGGATATTTTGGATTATTGTCGTTATTTCGTTTTGTCATTTTTAAAGTAAGTAGACCTGTATTATTTAGGTATACAATCACTCTAACTTGCTTTTTATTTTTTCAATTACCTCCTTATCAGCATAAATGGTTATTTTTTCGGTTCCCCGAGCACATTTCCCGGCTCCCTGAAGTCCCGAGAAGGTAGTAATTTTATTAGCCGATACCCCACCCATTAATGTCCCGCTAATGAGAGCATTTAAAATAAGAGATCCAGTATCAACATAGACTTCATCTTCTTCAATTTCCTGGGCCAAACGGGCATAATCACTGCCCACTTCCTTAATAAGATTTTGTAAAAATTCCATAAGTTTTAAATAAAAAATTGATCGAGTGTAATTGTTTTTTCTGTTTTCCAACCAATAATATCTAATATTGCCTTTAGCGGTTGCACAAAAGTTTTATCGAACTGGGTCTCATAATCCACGTAAGCATGTAGACCGAATTCTTTTGGTAGAGTCTGTATAAATCCAATTACATTTTCCATGATTGGATTAGGCATCTTCAAATAGCAATATTTTATTTTTTCGCCGTTGGATATAAAGTTGTATTTGTTCTCCAGTCCATGTTTTTTGAGGTTATTGTTGTATAGTATGGAACCTCGTACATGGATAGGTGTTCCCTTTATATATAGGGAGGTTGTTGACGAAAATTTGGTTACATCCGATACACCTTTTGGAAATGCGACTTCTTCTGGGTCAAGTTTAAAGAATTCTTTTTTAGATTCTTCAACAAAGCTAATCATGTCCTCTTCGGTATAATTCATTAGAACCTTAAAGGCCGCATTAAGTTTGTTTCTACAAAAGGCCGGGGTAGAAGACTTAACCGCCTCAATACCAGTGACAGAAATCTTTGGCTCAGAATATCTTACTCCTTCATTATCCCAAACATTGATAATGTAATGCTTTTTACCCGTAATAAGAAACTTGTCTGCAATTTTTTCTCTCTTCATGTGCAACTTATTTTTATAAGCATGAAGATAATCAGTCAATTCAGTATAAGACTTATTAATATATTCTTGGATCTGATTAGAAAAAATATTATTAATAAAATCTACAATCTTTTCTTTTGAGGCTTCTTTACCTTCAAATATCTTCTTGATCAATGGGTCAATATCGAGCATTACGGAATCAGTGTCTCCGTAAATACAGTAGTCAACCTTTTCTGTTTTAAGGAGATTATTAAAATAAATGTTTAGTTTATTCTCAATCCACTTAAGGGCAAGTTGACCTGATGAAGTAATGGCCTCGGCATTCCTTAGTTCATAAAACCTAAAATATGGAGATCCAAGAGCCCCATAACCGCTGTTCAGACAAACTTTAAGGCTCAGCTGCTTCACATTGTAATTAGAAATTTTATACTTTAAAGACTTATCTTTAGATTTCTCATATTCTTTTTCGGCTGCGATTTGAAGATTTTTATACTGCTTTCTTTTTTCATACATGTCCTCAAGAATCGCCGGAATAAAACTTTGGCGATCCTTTGAATACATAGACCCATTAGGACAAATTGAATACTCTGGATAATCTGAAGTATCAACTTTTTGCTTAACAACCTTAATAACAGATATTCCAGGAAATGGTTCCTTTACAAGTGTTTCAGGTCCAATGTTAAAACTAATCATAATATGTGGGTAGAGTGACGTAAGGTCAAGAGTCACTGTCCAACCATAAAGACCCGGAATTGGTTCTTTCACATATGCTCCGGCAAACTTCTCTGATTTATTTGATTGTTTTTTAAGTGGAATAGCGATCTTCTTTTTATTGAGATAATTGAAGATAATATTATCCCACATTCTTACCTGATAAAAAACATCCTCGTAATTAGACCTAGATTGATAGGCAAGATCAATTGCCATGTTAATCAGTTGAAGTTTTTCTTCTAGACGATCAACCAGTTCTACGTCAATCTTATTGTATTTGACGTAAGTATCCCATCCATAGGTATAAAAGTCCTTAAAGGTCTCATACTGAGAGTGATCTAGTTTATTCTGACCTAGTTCATTATAGGCAATTGTGTCTAGTCTGTAATTTTCTGGGTTTTTGAAAGAGTACTTTTTATAAAGTTCCATATAATCAAGAAGACTTACCCCATAAATCTCATATTGGGTTTCTACTTTATTGTTCTTTTGGATCTGACGATCACGGATGAATTTCCAAGGAGAAAGTCTTTTTGCATCGGCAGTGCCGAGGACTCTTTTGATTCGGTTGATTATGTATGGGATGTCGAAGCCATTTATGTGCCACCCACTTACCACATCAGGGTAATTAGACTCCCAAAAAGTCAAAAACTTATTAAGAAGATCAACCTCATTGGCACATTCTTGATAAACATAATTATCCATTGCCTCAGAAAAAGGCCGACTTCCCCAGGTATAGATTTTTTTGGTGGAATAATCCTGAATGGTGATCAGAAGAATTTCTTCCTGGGCAATATCAGGCTCGGGGAATCCACCAAGTTCGGCGGCGGTTTCAATATCAAGTGTATAAAGTCTGATTTTATTGATATTGAAATCTTCAATCTCTTCTGGATACTTTTCGGAAAGGTACTGATAAATCGCAGTTTCATGTCCGTAGATTGAGATGTTATCAACGTCCTTATACTGCGTCAACCATTCCCGACATTCTTTAATAGATCCTGGATTTATCGGGGATACATTTTTATTATCTAGTGTTTTCCATTCTGAGGGAGTATTTGATGTAATGTAGAAAGTGGGTCTGTAGTCTAATTTTCTATGGAAAGGAACACCCGAGTCATCATAACCCCTTTCATAAACACTATTTCCAATTTGTTTGACAGAGGTATAGAACATTATTTGATCAATTCTTTATATTTTGCAAGCAGATTAACATTTGGTTCGGCAATGGTCAAAAACTTATCCGGGTGCATCATAAACGAATTTTGAGTCGTTATATCGAGTAGCCAGGGAGTTAAAAAGTCTTTGTCTATTACAAAGGGCTCTATGATCTTACATGTGGGATCTCCAATCTCATCTGGAACGACTTCTTCGATTTGGGCGATAAGAGTGAGATTATTCGGGAATAGTATAATTTTAATTTCCATAAAAAGAGGGTCTGTTGAGGACCCTCTGATTTTAGCACGTCCCCTTGGGATTTGTCAAGGGGGTGGTTGCGCCGACGATATTGGTGGGTAGCCTGAACTATTTATAAAAAGTCAAGTGCTTCTAGTGTGGATCACTGAACTTCTGGGGTCTCTTTTTTCTTCCCTATACTGTACTTTTCTACAAGAATCCAATCTTTTTTTTCCTTAAACGGAAGAATCTTTATTTGGTTTAGGGGAGCCCGATCTTCTATTTGGGCCGGATTTTTGACTTTTACGATTCCCCACTGATCGAGTAAGTGAGCAATCGCGTGAAGCCTTTCAAGATCATTAACCGTAATTGTTGCACTACGATTATCTAGAACAAACATAAATTTAAAATGCACCAAATAATATTTGTTTCCCCGATAGAGGACATGGGCAGTTTGGTACAGTTCTTTTTTATATTTTGATGCAACACCCATGCGGGTTAATGTCTCTTTTGCAAGAAGAAAAGAGTCTGGCGTTTCCAACTCCACTTCTACCATAAGATCCGGGGACCACTTCACGTATTGATTTTCGATTTCATAATTAGCCATAAATTCCTCAAAGATAATGAATTATGTATTATTTATACTCCACCAACGTTTAACTTCTCTTTGATATAATCAATCTGTTCTCTGGATAATAACTTCAATGCCTCGATTGCCTTTTCATTATTATAACTATAATACGCCTTGACGATATCAAGATTATCTAAGGTGTTTTTCTTCAAATAATTAGAAAATCTCTTTCTCTTTGGGACTCCATAAAGAAGAAACTTATATTGCATGTCCTTGTCCATAGTGAACCTTTCATTCAGTTCACTAGCAAAAAGAACAGTATCAATATTACCAGAAAGCATCCGGTTAATAATAAAAGGCGGATATTGATTAATATCTTCCGAAAGATCTTTCTTAGAAAAGTAAATCGAATCCAACCAGTCCTTTAATTCCATTCACATTCGACCATAATTTTAATAAAACAAGCAATCAGGTTAACCTCATTATCTACTACATTCTTACTCATGTGATCATGAATAATCAAAATGGCCTGAGGAATAGAATGTTTCACCATGACCTGTTCAAGGCCATCATAAAACTTCCTTAGGATTACATTTGGATCATTATCCAGATTATTAATAACCCACTTCCTGACCTCAGTGAAATTCTTTTGTTTTAGGTGATCATAAAGGGCCGAAATTTTTATATCGGCTGCCTGGGCCAGGATAGAAGAATCGATTACACCAGAGTTAGAATACTTTTGCAGGACGTTTAGGATCCTCCTGAAATCAGGGAAGTATTTGATTAAGAGTTTAGTAATAATCTTATCATCTTCACATCGAATTCTTTCTTGCTCTAGGATGTAAAGAACGCGGTCGTTAAACTGCTTTGCAAGCAATGGCTTTTCTTTGGTCGGTATCGTAAAATCAATCACGGGGCATCTTGAATGAAGGGCCGGATCAATTCTATTTTTATAGTTACAGGTAAAAATAAAAGAGCAGTTGTGCTGCAACTCTTCAATGGCTGCCCTTAGGGCAAGTTGGGCATCGTGGGTTAAATTATCTCCTTCATCGATAAGAAGAATCTTCTTCCCTGAAAAAGAAAGCGAAACTGTAGAGGCATATTCTGTTACCTTGTTACGAATTACATCAATGGACCTCTCGTTAGATCCATTAATTTTCATAAAGTCCCGATCAAGACTTTTTGCCAAGGCATTGACCAGATTTGTCTTCCCAACCCCTGGAGGACCAGCAAGAATCATGTTCGGGACATTTCCCGATTCTTCAATTTCAAGAAAGACCTTTTTTATGTCCTTTGGGAGAATACATTCGGATACATTTTTAGATGCATATTTTTCGACAAAAAGAAAATCATTCATTACTTTCAAACTTTGAATCAGGTTCCATTGCGACCCAATAAACCAGGGACATTTTTTGATGAGAGAATTTAGCAATGTTCTTTTTAGAAAGAACAACCTCATAACTGCCAGGGAAAAACTGGAGATTTTCAATCTTAAAGTTCATGCAGAACTTTTCTGTCGTTGTGCCAACTTCAATTGAATACTCGTTTGAGGTATCGTTCTTTTTGTCTTGAACAATTAGTTCAATTTTTTCTCCATCACCAACAACGGAAAGATCGTCCAGACAGAAGATTTGTTTGGCCTTAATGATCTTATCAAGAGAAGTCTGGTCCATTACAAAACAAACGTCCTGGGAAGGGAGACTCATCTTTTTATCGGGTGGCGACACGATAATTGATGGGTCTGCATAAAAGTACTTAATCTTCCTTTTACCTTCAGTCAGAATCATGTACTTCTCATGAGAGAAATCTAGATCAGCACTCCCTAGAAGATTGACGCTGTTTAAGAATTGATTGAGATTATAAATGGCAAATCCAGATTCAAACTTTTCTGAAATCGTGGCCTCGGCCAAGACATTCCTGGATACTTTTATAGTCCTAAGAGAATTTCCAGGACTGACCGAGATTGATTGATTGATATTAGAAAAGTTTTTTAGGATTGCGAGTGTTTCGGCAGATAGTTCCATAATGTAGGATTAATTATTTTCAATAAGGTTGAGATGGTTAATAAGAAGCATAGTATAGTGAAGAACCTTAAATAAATCTGCTCGGGGAGTTCCCTTTGTATCATACCGATCAATATATTTTGTTACATTACCGGCACAGAAACCTTCTCGCCTGCTATGTTTGATTTTATCTATAGTCTGGTCATTACTACCAGAACTACGATCAACGTAATGTTGATTATAAGTTGATTTAAGATATTCTTCAAGTTGTTTTAAGATTTTATCTTCGTTAAATTTCCAAAAATGATTCGATTCCATAATAATTGTTAAAAAACCAATTCTCCTGTGGGAGATACCGGAATTTTAACACGTTTTTGGGGTTTTGTCAAGTGGTCAGGAAATTAGGGCACCGAGAGCCGTGTATTTTACGAATCTTTTTACTGCTTGGGCTGGTTTTGATTTTGCAGCAGTTTTAGCGGCCTTTTTTGTTAAATTAATTGCCTGTTTTTTAAGCCACTGTTTATTGACTTCCTGGAGAATGTAATCCTTAAATTCATCAGAAGCGGCCTCTAGGATTTTAGAGGCCGCTTTTTCTGAATCTGCGTAATTATTCTCTATAAGGAAGTTTATTTCTTCAATCACCATAAACTGTTCTGTTGTTACGTTCTTCTCTCTCTTTTTCAAATCGTGTTTTATGACCACCCAATGGCCGCTTTTTATCAACTTTACTCCAATCACCAGTTTTTCTAGCTCTGCTAGAATCTTGATCAAACTCATGCTCACGCCTTCTACGACTTGTATTAAACGCATCAGCTTCCTGCTCTCGCCTTTGTCTGGAATTAAATACTCCACCTTTTCCTGGGGTTTTAATGGCTCTTGTATCACGAGGATCAGCAGCATACCAATTAGTATTTCCAGATTGGCGATTAAGATTCCTTATTCTTGCAACCTGCCTTCCAGGCTTAAGTAACCCCTTTTTAATCATTTCTCGTTCTGGGCGATTTACCTCATCAAGAACCTCTTCCATAATGCTCTCCCGCCACTCTTCAGACATATTGGCCATAATTACGTCAGCGTCCTCATAAGAATTACAGAATCCTTCAGATACAAGATACTCGGAAACGATGTCGTAGAGGTCAGCACTCTCTTCCATATTTTCGGCTCTTCTCTTTGCTTTAGATCCAGAACCACGGTGCATTGCTTCTTTTTCAGATGGAGATTTTGGTTTATATCCCCTAAAAACGGATTGATATGTCTTAGTTCCTGGTTTAGCATGTTCAGGTCCTTCACCCTTGGCTTCTTCTAAGTAAGCCGCATAAAGTTCCTCATCACTGAATTGATCAAGATCATATCCCTCTTGGACAAGAGACTCGACCCACTGGGTAATATCGGCCAATTCTTCTTCAGAAAGGGTTTCTTCAGAAAGAGTTTCTTCAGAAAGAGTTTCCTCAGCATAAACACCGTGGCGATAGGCCTCGTTTAATTGGGAAAGAATTTGTGAATTCATTTTTAAATTATTAAAACTATTAAGTATTTAGTTTATTTGTTCTTTAAACGTAAAGTGTCCTTTTTTTGTAAAAAGAATAATTTTATCGAACTTACTGTCCAAGTTATCCCTATGCGATATCATAAAGATATTTTTGTCTTTCATTTCTTGCCTGATGATACCCAAGAACAAGGAAATTCCTTCAGAATCCATCGACCCATCAAGAATCTCATCAAGAATCAATAAATTCGTATTAACCGAATTCTTCATTGCGGCAACCGACATAAGGGCAAAAGTAAGGGCCAGATTGATCCTCTGCTTTTGACCTTCTGAGAAGTTACCATAAGTAAAGTTCTCAAAAGTATTTGTCAGGATTGTCTCATTAAACTCTCCGTCCAAGGTAAAATTAATGTACAGGTCCATCATCCTCAGGTATTCATTAACCTTCTGATTGATCAAAGGAAGATATTTATTAATAATAACCGTCTTGACACCACCATCTTTTAACAAGTTACTAACAAAATCATAATACTGAGACTGGTCTATATTACCAATAATCTCGTTCTTTATCTTATGGAGTTCTTCATAAAAATATTCTAACTTTGCATTTTCTTCTTGAAGATCATCAACCTTACTCATAGACTTAATTTCACCCTGGATCTCAACAATTATTTTAGTATATTGATTCATGGTCGCCTGGTTCTCAGAAATCTTCTGATTAAGAGTAGAAATCTGGTTTGATAATTCCAAAAACTTCTTTTCTTTTTTCTGCTCGGCCTTTATGGTCTGAATAAGATCTGAATAACCCTTAGACACCTCTTCAATCTTTTCTTCAGATTCCTTTAACTTTTGCTCTTTGACCTCAGAAGAAATGTCTTGGGAACAAGTAGGGCAAACGTCATTGTGCTCAAAAAATGCATGGTTTTCCTTTAAGGATTCCAACTTCTGGGTCAGTTTGCCTTTTATAGAACCCATCTTCTTCAATTGGGTAGAGGCCTTTAGGTATTGTTTCAATTCCTCGTTAAGAGAATTAACCTCATCTGTATGGGACTTGTTTTCATTATAAAGTTCTGTAATAAACTCTTGATACTTCTTGATCTTGTCTTTTTTATCCTGAAGGTTTGCAGAGTCTTTCTGTTTGATTTGCTCGATGAATTCTTGTTGAAGTTCGATCTTTTCTTCAAGGCCAACTTCTTTGACCCGAAGTAGCCTGATGTTATCTTTAAGGCTCTTTATGTTGTCTTTAACCAACGTACTCATTGAAGAAAATACTTTAATGTCAAGAAGTTCTTCTATAATTTCCCGACGATCAGCCGGAGATAATTGCATAAAAGGAATAAAGTTTGCGGTGCCAAGAACAATAATCTGGGTAAACGTCTTAAAGTTCATCCTTAGGACATTTTGCTCAAACCATTTCTGCTGCTCAATCACGGAAGAAT